GCCACGGTGTCAGCATCGCTGAACAGACCTTCGCCGTTGTGTACTTGGCCGGCAGCTTTTGCGAAGCCGTTGACTGTATCAAACATCAGCTGCGACCTCCCGCTCGACACGGCTAATCAGCTCCTCGAGATACCAGCGAGCTTTCTCTAGATCCTGTGTCGGGTTGGTCGGATTCTTGTAGGGGTAACGCGTGACATACTTAATGATGTTGCCGGCCTCGTAGCCCATATCCCAGCTGGCGATGTAGGAATAGGCACTTATCCCTTTCGTATAGTGTTTTGGGTTTATCGGATCGTCGGTGTCCACAGGTGGATCTCCCCTTCAGAATAGTCAGATGGATGTAGAATGCGTGCGAGTTGGGCCATGATGATTGCGTCGGCTTCGCCTTGGCCGCTCTTGTTGTATGCGTTGACGACAACAGGCCACATGTCCTCGACCGTTGACTCGACGTCCTCAAGCAGGCGCTCAGCCCTGACCTTGCCGATCCCTCGACAACCTGGGTAGTTGTCGGCTGGGTCGCCTGTCAGTACCTGAGTCATCCAGTTGCGGAACGCGTCGGCTTCGCTGATGTCAATGATGTCGCCGGTATCGAGGTCAACGTGCAGACCAGGCAGGGTCCGCATGTCCTTGTCGATCGACCAGATGACAGTGCCGGGGCCGCTGTTGATCCCGATGACGTCGTCGCCCTCGAGGTCTTCCAGCCACGTTGCACTGTATTTGTCGACCGCATGTTCGCGCAGGAAACTGTAGGCCATCGGCCGGTCGCCTTTACGGTTGGCCTTGTATTCGGCGTATAGTGTTTTTCGAAAGTTTGTCGGGGCGGACAACGCGAAAAGCATCTCGTCCGCCTCCGTCATGTCGCGGATCTGCTCGACAAGATGGTCGAAGATCGCGCAGGCCTCACCGACGCTGACCGTCGGGAACAACACTAGGTCGTCCCCGTGGTTAGCCTCCATGATGGTGGTCGCAGCGTTGGCTGCTTGGTAAACAAGGACGTCAGTGTCAACTAAGCACTTCATGTTGAAAACTCTGGTAAGTTCGCGCCCTCCCCATAGGTACGATGATTGGAACAGTACGCCAACCTACACGTTTCAGTGCAGCTTTGGCAAGGTCGTCGTCGGTAATGTCAACCACGACAAACTCAAAGCCTTGTCGGGTCAGGAAGTCCTTGGCTTTGTCACACCACGGGCAATCGCGTTTGCTGATGAGAACGTAAGCGTCGGTCATTTCTTGCCCTTCTTTGGTGCAAAGCCGCCCGTCTTAGATTTCATCTTGGCGTAGGTCTTGTCGCTCACTGTGCTGTCAGCCTTGCTGCGCGACGTACCTGCTTTCTTCCGGGCATTCATGTTTTTGTACAACGACATTGATAGTCCTCTAAGTTTGTGAAAATGTTGAATACGATTGAGCACCCAGCCGATGACCGGAACGGCCATGCTGTTGCCGAGCGCCTTGTATCGCGGCCCGTCTGCCGCTGGCTTGCCGTGGCGATACGGGATCAACGTAAAGTCGTCGGGGAAGCCTTGCAGCCGCTCGCATTCGCGGGGTGTCAGACGACGCACTGTTAAATCAGGGGCCAAGCCACCACCGCGCTGCGAAAAGACTTCTTGGTTGCTTGAGCCAATACCGCCGCTGATGCGAGTCAGCGTCGGATGCGGATTGCTTGCGTCGTCCCAATGCGACCCGGCGCTGTTGTTCGCGCCGAAGCAAATCAGGTTATAGCCTTCGTCACCAGCTGGACCACCCGAACCTTTAGCCCATTTGCTTGTTACGGTTCCGACGACGCGCCCGTCATCAATGCCGCCTCCAGAATAGGGGGCAGTTTCTTCCCGCGCTTCTCGGCTCGGCGGAGTATCCCCGCACAAGCTCGCTGGCTCAAACAATACCGCTGCAGGTGGTCGCCAGTCGTCTCCAATGTGTCCGACAACAAACACGCGACGGCGTCGCTGTGCCACTCCTGCATATTGAGCGTCAAAGACACGCCACCCACCCGAATACCCGCATTCTTCCATTTGGTCGAGGAAGGCAGCGAAGTCGTCCCCCCTTCCGCTCGTAAGAAGGCCGGGTACGTTTTCGAAGACGAGCCAGCGGGGGCGTAGCTGCTGACAAATTCTAAGGGTGACAAGCGCGAGGTTGCCACGCGGGTCATCCAGTCCGAGACGCTTTCCCGCGACGCTGAATGACTGGCAGGGCGATCCGGCGACAAGAATGTCAATTGGTCCGAATTGTTTGGCTCGTTCGATAAAGTCATCTGCGCTTACGTCTCCAAGGTTGGGGGTGCCGTGGTGGTGCGCCATGACAGCGCTGGGAAAGGCGTCAATTTCAGCGTGCCAAACCCATTCAATTTCTGGCGCTGCGATTTCCGGCGCGCCGATGCCGCTAAAAAGTGTTGCTCCGCGCATCAGTGGCTCTCCGACCAGTCTGGCCCAGTCTGGGTGTCGCACGTCATGGTGACGCGCAGGTTGTAGATGCGGCAGGCTTCAGCGAGCGCTGCCTTAATGACGTCACGGACAAAGAAAGTATGTCCAACTGCACAGTCGATCTGGATCTCGTCGTGCACATACATGACCAAGTCGGCTGGCACAGGGGTGGCGCGTAGGCGCTCGACAATAAGCGATGCCCACTGCTTGCCGACGATGCTTGTCGACGACTGAATGAGGTAGTTGAGCGCTTTGAACGTGCCGGCACACGGGATCCATCGACCATCGAGTGCACGGAAGCCGCCGTCCTTTTTGACTCGGGCCTGTACGTCACTGATCAGCTTGTCGAGTGCCGGGAACGCCTCCATCAGGTCAGCTCGAATCTGGCTACCTGGCCGGCCTGTGATCTCACCGAGCAGCTTGTCGCCGCTGCCGTACAGCAGGGCAAAGATCGTGCGCTTGCCTGTCTGTCGATCGACACCCATAGCATCTGCGTTTGACTGGTGGATGTCGCCCTCGGTCAGCATCGCAGCGTAGGCACCGCCGTCGTATGCGGCCATGTAGTGGGCCAGTAGCATCAGCTCGGCTTTGTCGAGGTCAGCTGCAAGGAGCACACGACCAGGGCTAGCAGTAAAACACTTGCGACACTCCCGGCCGTAGGCTCCGTGCACAGATGGCACCTGCTGCAGGTTTGGGTTTCGGCTGCTAGTACGAGTTGTGGCGGCACTGTTAGGTATTACCTGTGCATGTACGCGTCCGCCTCGGTCAGCCTCTAGCCAGCTGTCGAGCAGGCCTAAGCGCTTCTGTACCGTGAACTGCTCGGCGAACAGCTTGGCGCTGGGGAACTTGTCGGCAATCTTGAGCAACACCTGCTCGTCGATCTTGGCTTGCCCTGACGTCTCCGTGAACTCGGTCGGCACCCAGCCCTCGCTGCGGAGCACGCGCTCGATGTGCTGCCGGGAGCCGGGGTTGAGCACGACATACTTTATCTTCGTGTAGGCGCAACCCTCGGTGACCTCTGGCCTGTTCTTGTACCTTGCACTGCGCTTGGGTGTGACGACCGGGCCGTCCTGCTCGTACCATCCGCCGTACTTGTCGGTTAGCTCAGCCGACAGCTCGTCCTGCCGATGCAGTAGCAGTGCACGCAAGCGCTCGTCGTGCTCAGTGGCGAACGCGAAGCCAACCTGCTCCATGTCGTGACAGACCTGGGCAAATCTATGCTCGAGGTCGATCGCATCAGCGCTCAGGCCTAGATCGACCAGCTGTCGGTACAGCTTCACTGTCACGCGAACGTCTTGCATACAGTAGTCTTCCAGCTCCTGCGACCAGCCATCCGTCCAGTCGCCGGTAAACTCACCCTTGTGCAGACCAAGGCGAACGCCATGAGCACCAAGACTGTGTGATCCATTGAACATGCGGGGGCCGTACTGGCGCAGCCCTACTTGTCCGAACCGAGCGTAGTCACGTTCGCGCAGGTCAGGCCATGCCAGCCGGCTGAGCACGAGGGTGTCGCGCACGATCGGAGGCGACCAACCGAAATGCAGCTTCTTGATGACGGCGATGTCGAAGTTGATGCCGTTGTGGGCGACAATCGTCTCGGCGTTCTCCAGCATGCGCAGTCCACGCTGCACCTCGTCAGGCTTGAAGGCATGCTCCTCGCCAGTGTCACAGTCGATGATACACAGCGAGGTGATTGTCGTGACCTGATCAAGCAGGCCATCAGTTTCAATGTCGAAGGCGAGAGTCTGTAACATTACACGTGCTCCCCGGCAGGTGGCACCAGGTCAGCCCGGTAGTAGCGCTTGCGCCGGCGGCCTCGGCGTGGCTCAGGTGCCATCT